GGACTGGTAAAACGTGGTCCCAACAAGTCCGACATGCCGGGGTGCTACCAGGGCCCGGGCAAAAGCTTGAGTTCCGTTTTTCAAGCCTAACCTCGACGGTCGTTAAGTCGTTTGGGATAAACGGAAATGACTTAAAACGGCTCCGATACGACACTGCTGAGGATGACCTCATTCCAGCAACTTAGGCGGCGTACCAGTAAAGATGGGAGCCGACCCCGAGGTTGTCGAAAGTCGGCACAGCATCAGGGTCGGCTGTGGTTTGCACCCACAACACGCCGGCGAACCCAAGGTAGGCGTACTGCTCCAGCAGGTTGACCCCGGTCACCAGGGGGATTCCCTGGATGATCGGGTTCGCACTGCTGTCGGCGATATCCAGCACCCAGCCGGCCTGATCCGCATTGCGCCACTGCACTGTTAGCCGGTAATCAACGCCAGACAGCGATATGGTGAAGGTCTGCGGGTTTGGGCTCAGCGGGATTTCAAAGTTTGCCATGGGCTTACCCGTTCGGTGGCTGCCAGCCGCCAGGCGCAGGAACTCCCACCACCGCCTGCTTTGTCCCCGCGTCTGCGGTTTCAGCAGTTGATTCGGGCTGCGCCTGGTCATCCTTGGGCGGCAAGGTTGTGGCCTGGGTCTGAACGATTAGGACCTGTTTGAAAACGGCCGTCACCATCAGCGTGTATTCGCTTTTCTCGTCCGTGGTCTGGCTCAAGCTGCGCATCAGCATGTTGGTGTAGAGGCGCTTTCCGGTTGAGACGTCGAACGGAATGCGTGACTCCTGTAGCGCCAGCAGCTGGTTGTAGATCCCGGACACGTAGTCGGAGCCGAAGGCATCGCCGCCGGTAAGCGCCGATACCAGGCCTTTGACCCCACTCAGAACGCCGCCAAGACTTGCGTTACTCCAGCCGCACCTGATCACCAGGTCGGCCGGCTTCTTGAACGCGTGGTCAGTGACATTGGCCCCAAATTCTACGGGGTGCTCTGTGATCTGCAGTTCGTCTGTGGCCACCTCTTCCATGGTGACGTGAGCCACGATGCTGCCGATCGATCGTTTCGGGTCGATGGTGATGAAGCCTGCAAAGTTGGGCATATCAGTTCACCGCCGTGTTCATGTTGCGGGTCAGTTCCTGGTTTACCCGGTTCTGCGCACCGCCCACAGCGTTTGCGGTTGCAGCAGGATCAGTCGCCCCGTTGACCGTGATGTTGGTCGTCTGGATGAGCTGCGAAGCCATTTCACCGCGCACCGCTGCCTCACGGTCCGTATCCCTGGGCCGCTCGTAGTACTTGGAGACCACGGCACCCGCGTCCTGGGCATTCTGTGTGGCCTTCAGCAGATTGCCCGCCTTTTGCTCGGCCCCTTCAGTGAGTTCGTGTTGAACAAATTCCATCTGCTTAACCAGGTCTGCCCGGTCATCCATGAGGCTGAACCCAGCCCACTCTTGGAACTTGTCCTGCCGATCCCGGTGCCACTGTGCAATCCCCCGGGCACGCCCCCAATCGCCGCGCGCCTTCGGGTCCAAGTTGCTTTCGGCGGCCAGGTTGGCGGTGATACCGGCGGCTTGCTCCTTGGTCCAGCCCATGGCTTCGAAAAAGTCGGAAACGAAGTTGGACTTATCCTTGTCGACGTCCTGGTTTTTGCGCCAGGCGTCGGACCGGGCCCGCTCCCTGGCTGCCTGATCGGGGGTCTGCTCTTCAACTGGGGGCAAGCCCTGGCGCTCCCTGATCCTGCGGACTATCTCGTCTTCACCGTCGTTGAGCGTTGGCGAGTACAGCAGCGCAGTGGCGCCGGCGAGCGGCGTCAGGATCGCAGCAGCACCGGACAACCCGGCGATGGAAGCACCCAAGGTGAAGAACGATCCAGCCAGGCGGGCGATGCCACTTACCAGCGACAGCGCGCCCAGGGCATTCAGCAGTCCCAGTAGCACAATGATTCTCGTGCTCCAGCCGTCCGTGGACTCATCCAGCTTGACGAAAAAGTCCCATATCTTCTGGAGGTATGGCCCGGACTTCTCCGCGAAGTCGATCAGCTTCACCGCGATATCGGCTATGCGATCGGCGATCATTGGCCCGTTCTGTTGAAACCAATCAGCGAAACGCTTCAGGTCCGGGCCCAGCTTGCGCATCAGCGCCGACTGGACTTCAACAGAAAACACTTCGAACTGCAGCCCGACTTCGCGCAGTGTCTCCATGAACGCGTGGGCGTCCTTGGTAGCCTGGTCCAGCCCACTATCCCGAAGCTTTTTCCGGTTCTGCTCCAACTTGGCGCCGAACTTGTCGTCTTGAATGGCCCGCAGGGTGCGCTCATCGATGCCGAGCACGCCGGCGTACTGATTGGCCTGGTACCAAGGCATTGCCTTCAGCTTTTGCCCGACGTTGGCCAGCAGGTCGGCGGTATCACGCAGATTGCCATTGGCGTCTCGCGTCTGTACCCCAATACCCTTGAGGAAGTCCTCGCCGCCCGGGTTGTCCCGCAGAAACTTGGCCATGCCCTCGATGGAGCTGCGGGCCTCGTCCGCCGATGCACCCAGATCCCTGGCGGCATACTCGGCCGATTTAAGGCTTTCCGCGGAGGAACCTACACGCTGTGAGGCGTAATACAGGCCCTCAAGGTTTGAGGCGAAAGCCGAAACCCCGGCCGCAACCGTGAGCGATGCACCGGCAATAACAGCCACCAGGCGCGTAACGCTTTTGGTCGCAGTGTCGATACCGGCGCTGAAGTCCTTCGCACCCTTCTGATCAACCTTGAAGCCCAGGCCAACCAAGAACTCCTTGATGACGTCTTGATCAGCCATTTAATTCTCCAGGGCCTGGCGCACCCGCTCCTTGTTTTCGGCGCGGATCAGCAGTGAATCGTTCATTTTTGCGATGTCGGAAAGGTCGAGTGTGCCGTTCAGCAGGGACTCATACCGGCACATACCCTCATGCACCGGGATAAGCAGCCAATCCTCTCCGTCGGGCAGCTTCTCAAGTTCGACCGTCAAGCCCCTGGAGTGCCCTGGCCGGTAAGCATCCCGCGTAAAAAAGGGCCCAGCGACTCGGTGATAACCCGCACGGACAGCTTGAGCATCACACCCAGGTCGAGGTCATCGAACATGCAGACATTGTTGCTGGCGTTCCACACCGGGAACCAGGCCGTGCCCTGCTTGCGCTGGACTACGCCCAGGCAGGTGGAAAGGATGAACTCGGCGGTCTCGTCGGGCATGTTGGCGATGCCGTCGGCGAAGGGCTGCATCAGGGCCGCCAGGCCCTCCAGGTCGCCGCTGAGTGGCGTCCCATCCGGTTCGGTGCTGCCCCCGCCGGCCGCCGCCGTGGCCAACGCCTTAGCGGAACCTTTGAGTTTCAGGAACACAGGGATCAGCGTAGGAATAACCGGAGCCACCTTGCGCGACAGGTGGAACTGCTGGAAGGCGTTCAGCTTGCCGATACGGAAGGTATCGGCGCCTAAATCGAACTCGCTCATCAGTAGGTCCCCAGGATCGCGTCAATCTTGATGGAGTCGAAGACCCATTCAACAATGTCGCCGTCCTTCTTGTAGTTCAGGTCAGGGCGCTTCTTGAACGCACAGCTGCGGCACCCGATGGCATCGCCGCTGGCGCTGTTGGTGATGGTGATAACGTTCATGCCCCACAGTGAAGAGCTGAGCCCCTGCGCGTCGTAAAGGGCCATCAGCTTGGCGTTCTGTGGCGATGTCTTGAGTAGGCGCACCGTGACCGTGCCGGACTTGCCAGCGTGCAGCGAGTGCATGCCCTCGCCGTCGGCACCGATCATCATGGTGTTTTTGTCATCGGTCATGGAGGTAGAGATACCCTCCTCGGCGTTGGCAGATCCCGCTCCAAGGTCGATAACCGCGCCGGCGCCCACCAGGGTGGCGTTTACATCGAGAAAACTATAAGTAGGCATTGATCAGCTCCGATCAGCGATTGACGTTGATGATGACGTCGGCGAAGTGGACGGCGCCCGCCAGCTTGACGGCGCATTGAATAACCGGCGCTTTGCGAGCCTCGCGGTCTGCCTGGGCCTGAGTCGCCACAGGGGGCGCGTAGGTGTAGTAGCCCTTGGTCAAGAACTGTCCGGTAGTAATTGCGCCGAACGCCGGGCCGTTCCAT